CTAACGTATTAGTGCCGATTATACCGTAATACGCACTATTCAATACGAATCCATCGGCGATGGGTTCGAGTGTTGTAATGGTGCACATCATCTTGCTTGGGCTGATATCCCACTTAACGCCCTGATATTGCAGGTTCTTTACAATAGTCGAGCCGTCTGGCTGGATATTGGTTATGAGCAAGTTATCAAAGAAGTCCAGCCCAATCATTGTGTCGGTTGGTACTGCTGTATCAAGCAAGTCCACAACCATCTCGTCAATGCGGATATCGGTTGCCTGTCGGGTGGCGACATATTCCAGAGCAATGTTATTGACGATAGTATCTGTTTCAGCTACAAGGTCGGTCTGGGTAATGCTGTGTGGGAAGTATTTATCTATCGAGCTTTGGTTTGAGGCTACCTGTGTTGATCCACCGACTCGAGCGAAGTTGGCTTGGTTGATGATGAGTTTGTCATCGAAAGAGAACTTGAGGTTACGGTAAGGAATCCCGCCAGTTTGATTGAAAGCTACTGGAGTCTTGGATAGCGAGTTCATGACGTCTGTACGGTTCTTGAATATGGCTGTGCCAGCGCCGTTCATGTAGAACGCGCCTGTCTCTGAGAAGGCTGCGTTAAGGAGTGCTGCGAGGCTTGTACGGCTTGTGCTGGGGTCTGCAATGCAAGTGTTAAGCCCTGTAGAGGTTGTACGCATTGAAGAAGGGAACGAAACTTGGTTAAGGATAGAATTCCATCGAGCAGAGGTGGTCTGCCCTGCTGTGCCGCCTGAGACGGTAGTGATGTTAGCCATCTGGAATAAACGGAATCCATCTGAGCATGAGATGTCCACGTAGCCTGTGTCCTGATTTACTGGATAGGTGTACTTGTAGTCTGTGATGTAGCCAGAGAATAGATACTTCTGAGTAGTCGCCGTGGTAGCCGATACTCGAATCTTACGAAGCGGAGCAAGATATCCGTAATACGGAGAAGCTGTGTTCTGTGGGTTAAAGTATGAAAGCGGGTCTAAGACTCGGACAATACATGTACCAGCCTCGTACTGATCGCGTTGGATATTGCGACCTCGAGTAATCGAAATCTGATAGACGTTAGGAGTAAGGTCAATGATTGGCTCTGGAAGCGCAGAAGTTCCGAGGGTGTTAGTATCAAGAATTCCGTACTTGCTATCGCCAATGATAAAGCCGTTGTAACCAAAGGTCGCCCCAGCTGAGTAATCAAAGGAAACGGCTATTTGTGCTGGTAGCGCCATTAGCCGAACATTCCAGCGATGCGACCAATCTGGCTAGGAGCGCCCGAAAGACTGTTGGACTGCAATCCTGCTTGAATTGCGTCGATGAGTTCTTGCTCGGTCACTACGCTGCCTTGGACATATACCTGCACGTTAGAGCCAGTTACGGATTGGGTTGAAACGAAGCCTGAGGTTGATTGCATGCCGTATGAACCGTTGCCTAATGTTGTTGAGGCTTGGCTGGCTACTGTCATTGGAGTTCCTGCGCCATACCCTGCCACAACACCAAGGGCGGCTAATTTGGGATCCATTCCTGCGCCGATATATGTGCTTGGCTTGGATAAATCTGGGAACTGCAAGGCATTTAACTTGGCTTGGAAATCCTTGATCCATTGGTCAAGATAACCAAAAGGATTCTTAGCGTCTGGTGTCTGTAAGAAATACTTGTATAGATTGCCAGTAGCGTCCTGCGCCATAAGAATCTGCTTGGTTAACTTGTCAGCTTCATCGAGGTTGCCATTAAGCAAGGCTAGCTGAAGTTCAGCGCGCTTGCGGTCATCGTCAGACAGTTGACCTTTAAGGGCTGCTATTAACTGAATCTGTTGCATGTCAAACACGCCAGAGTCTTTCTTCAAAGCGTTTTGCTTCTTAAGTTCTGCTGTGTTCTTGGCAGTAGTCTTGGCTAGTTCCTTGGCGCGGGCAGCTGCATCTCTAGCGGCTTTAGCCTTGATTGCTTCGTCTTTCTTGTAACCCATTACGCCATTGTTTAATGGATCATAACCAGTAGAGCCTGCCATGGCTTTCTTGAATTCTGCCGCTGCTCGCTCGGCGTCAATCTTGGCGAAACCTTTTGTCACATAATTGCTGAAAGGATTGAGGCTTTCTAGGATTGCTCTATCAGATGTGTATAGCGATAACTTCTTAAAAGCGTATGTAAAATCCATGATGAAGTTAGCAATGGCTTTAGACCAGCCGCTAATCTTGTTGGCTAAGTCTGTTGCATCTATAGCGCCAGTAAAAGCCATGAGGGAGTCAATAAGAGCGCCACCGATGACTTCTTGAGCCTCATTAGCGGAGTTAGATAAAAGCTGTATCTTGCCTGCATAAGTCTCTAGATAGGCAGCATTAGAGCCTTTGTAAGTGTCAGCCAGTTTGTTCTGAATATCTAAGAACTTGGCAGATTTAAGTTCTGCCGCTGTGAGACCAAGGTTGTACTTCTTAAGTCCCTTGGTAATGCCAATGTAACCGTTAGCCAAGTCTTGTGCCACGGTGTTTAACTCAACTCCGCTGCCTGCTGAGATATCTATTGCTTGGCTAAGAAGCTCTTGGCTCTTTGTAACGTCGCCAGTAGTTGTAAGTAATGCTTGGAAGGCTGGGCGCAACTTGCTATCAGATACTCCAGAAGCCAGAGTTAGCTTGTCAATGTAACTGGCAATGGCTGGGTTCTCAAAAGCCAGTCCTAAGTTCTTTACTACGTTAGCAAGTTTCGCTGCTTGCTTCTGATCTTCGACGAAAGCCTTGACCGAATCTTTGCCAAACTTAAGAACGGCAGCACCAAGTACTGCGGGTCCGATATATCTAGCAAGGTTCTTAACGGACTTGCTAAGTGTATCTGTTGCTTTGTTAGCGTCTTTGAAGGCTTTTTTACCTGTGAACTCGGACGCAATCTGTACTACTAATGTCATCGAGTTCTCCCATTAAACTTTTCTTCAGCTTTGAAGATTGCTTTAAGTACGCCCGCTTTAGCTTTGCCTTCATCTTCTTTAACTGCCCTAAACATGGCGCGACCAGTTTGCTTTCGACTGTGGTGTCCTGCCCGCTTTTCATAATCGGCGTTCACCAATTCTCCCGTATTCGAGAGTTCTGAAATAAACTTTTGACCCGCTTCTGGGTTTATAGAACCACCTTGCTGTCCTGAAGTTTTACGTCCAGCAGTTTCGTAGATTGCACCAGCCGCATTTTTATTTTCAATAGACACAAGTGCTCGCCAACCGCTTCGATTGGTTTTTGAAGGACTGGTTTTATATCCAATGCCTCTGCGGGCTTCTGACTGATCGTAATAACGAGTCGCCCATCTTCCGCCAGCATTTTCTCTTTTAAGCCAGCCTGAAGGCATATCTATATTAGAAGGCATATAACCACGAGCCTTGGAAACTATAGGCTTAAGAAATCTAGCCATTTCTTTAGTAGTCTCTTTAGCAAGTTCTGGTTCAAAGTTTCTTAAAGCTTTTCTAAGCGCGAGAGCGCCTTTGATTTCTGTTGGCATCTTCCCTCGCTTTCGCTATGTCCTTCAATAGTTGGACGTGATATTGAAACGCCATCGGAGATAATTCCACGATGGAGTTGAACGGAACTCCATACTCGTAACTCAAGCGAGCTGCGAGATAGGTAACGGAGTTCCGATCTACTCTAAAGGGTCAGACTCTAGAACCTCAACTGACTTGAGAGTCTCTAAAAACTTTTCCCCGAAAGGTTGAACCGTTGTACCTGAACGGCGTATTGCTTCCCAGCACAGCCAGTAAATATCTGACTGCTTCTGATCTTCAATAAGAGCTTTATGAAAGCCCTTCTTGGCGTATTGCTCAAACGCGTATTCGATAAGAGGAGTGATTTCGTAATCAGTCGTCGTATTGTCTAGCGTTGTAACCCTTAGCTTTGCCATGTTAGCCCCTTTGTTAGTTTTTTAGAATGAACCTGAAGTTGTTACAGCGATTGTACCTGACACGTTGAATGTCAAAGATTGCATAGCAAGGTCGCCTGTTGCTCCGTTAATGTCTGTAGTACCGTTAATCAGACATGTCATGGTGTAAAGAGGATTAGTTGCTGATACTGCTGTTCCCTTATTCTGTAGAAGCACTACAGTTACGTTAGTTCCCCATGCAGCTTGCAAAGTCTGGAGTACAGAAGATGTCGCTGTGTCGTTAAGGAAGTCAAGTGTAATAGATGATGCTTCAAGACCCTTGATGAACTTGTGACCTGAGTCACCCATTGCTGTTACTTCGAGTTCATCGAAATTGCGGTTTAATGAAACGTTATTGACGTGGTCGCTTAGATCGACTGAGTTGACCTTAACGCCTACGCCATTGTTTAGAAATACTGCCATTTAGGTTATTCCTCGTCTTTCTTGGACTTAGTTGCTGGCTTTTCGACCTGACCGATTTTGGTCAGGAAGTCTGTTTGTTCTTGTTCCCACTCTGACATATCTGTCATGGTTTAACTCCAACTCGTTACTAGTGATATTTGCATCTCACAGCTCAAGAGATCACCTGATGCTACTGAGAGAACCTGTGGTTGTGATATGTCACCAACATTATACGAGATGGTGTCATTAGTTGTGGCTGTATAAAGCGCGTTGAACATGGTTACTACGGCGCTTTCAATACCTTGAAGGTTGCCTTGGTTATCGAATAATGGAACGGTTATGAGCAATTTGAAGTTAGCCGTAAAGCCAACAGTCGCCCATGAATCGTTAGAAGGTGACATATATGGATCATCAGGAATGATGACTACAGAGTTAGCCTGAATAGTTTGTGGCGGGTATGCGAATACCTGATAAACGGTATTGGCTTGTAACGCTGTCGCTAAAGTCTGGCGAAGTGTTGAGATGGCGGGTGCTGTCATTAGCCAACCATTGACCGAGGAGATGTATAAGGCGCGATAAGACCGCGAACTTTAGCAAGCATTGTGTTGCCTAGACGGTAAGGGCTTGGTGTCACACCATCGACTGATACGCCACCACTTGAAGGTGCTTGGCGTGATTGCCAAACGTCCACAGCTAGCATTAAAGCTGCTTGGTTTATTGC